TTTTCTTCTCCTGGTTTCCCGTAGTGTTCACTGTCATTGATGGTATAAGTATACCCCATCTTACGTAACCAATCAACCAGATAATCATATAACCCAACATAAAGTTCACCTGTACCTGGTGAGTACAAGCGAATCTTACCATCCCATCTTCTGTACCTACGTTGTTGTTGCAGGAACTTTGCTTCTGGTACTTCGAAGGTGAAGTATTCAGAAATTTCGTGGTGTATGTGTTGCTCAGTTCCTATCCTGAGATACACCTCGTTCTTTTTTTCAACAGAAGTCATCAGACAGGAAACTCAAATCGCTTGGCATCAATAGCGTTCTTCACTTGGAAGCCACGGTTATTGATCATTTTGAGAATATTCTCAATGTAATTTATACAAGTTTCAAAGTAAGTAATTTTAAGAATCTGCTTTTGTATTTCCTCATCAGATTCTAAAAAGACATTAAGATCCCCCTTCAACACTTTAAGGTCGAAGTAGTTTCCTTCAGAGTCTTTACCTTTACCGTTATAAAATAGCCATCGCTCTCTTCTGATCCTCTTGAGTTTCTGTCTCTCATCTTCAAGGATCAGTTTATATTTGTTGTAATAGATGTGATACTTCTGGTGTAGTCTAGGTACCACCAGAGATTCTTCACCTAAATTCAATTCATCAAACAAACAGTCCTTATTCCAGGACTGCTGCAATTCATCAAGTAATGCCATTATTTAAGGTTAGTTTTTCGAGTCCCCTCTAAGCTTTGAATCTCGTATGATGTATAATCAAAAGAAGCATTCGCTTGGAAAAACTCTTGTTCAGATAATGTAGCGTCAAATTCCAACGTACTTAAGGATGTAGGTTTCAAATCCTTGAAGTTAACATTATAAAGTGGTTGAAAGTTTGAATTTAAAATTGCTAACGTACCATCAGCGAACCTTAAGTCACCTAATTCTTTACCAAAACCTGCCATAGACTTTGGTTGATAAGGTGCATTGTCTTCAAAGTCTTGTCTCTCTTTGAAGTTATCAGGTACACCAAGTGCTCTCATCCAGTTATGAAGTATGAGATAGTTCTCCATATCTTCATCAATAATAAACGTAAGTTCTAACTGGCCATACGCCATCGTACCTTCCAAGTTAATAGGACGGTACATCGTTGGTTGTTCAGTAAGACCTACCTCTAAGGAAGGAATGTTAGCTCTCTGTGCAAAGTATGCCACCTTGGGAAACTTTGCCAGGACAAAACGGAAGCCACCTGGTGATAAGAAATTCCTGTTTGAGATTTGACTAGTGAAAGACATCTACTATTTTAGTGTTATCCGTCCACCACTATTTAGCTTACTGCCAATACTCGTCTAAGACATCAAGTGATCTATCAAGATACTTATTAGCACCAACGCATTCCCATTCACCCATCTCTCCACGGTCACACTTATCTTTTAACTCATTCTTAAGTTTCATAAGCTTATGAGTCATTTCAACTTTACTAAGTCTGCCGTTCATCGTACCGCACTGAATAGATTCCCTTCACTCAGTATACAATCTATTGAGTTGGGATGGTCGTGTAAATATGGAATGTCTTGTGTCACAATATTTCTCGCTTCAAAAGAATCTTCTGCGGTGACACATACTTCGAGGTGTCTCCTTTGCTCATCCAAGTACCCTACAGTATAGTGAGTCATTGTCGTAGCCTATAGTTTATCGTATTATTTATGGATCATAGCATAAAAAAAGAGACCCCGTAGGGTCTCTTGTGTTGAAGTAAGAATATAATATTCTTCTTACATAAGGTTGTCAACAAGAACACGTCTGTAGTAACGGTTAGCGTTAGCAGTAAGTGCGCCTTCTCCCTGAGTAGTACCTTCAGCAAATGGGTTAGCAACAAGACCATATCTTGTCTTAAATCCAATTTTTGGCTGGAAGGTGTCTTGTCCAACTGCACGTACCATCTGTAGTGGAACGTAGGGGCAGTAGAACAGACCAGCGTCATATGCAGAACCACCTTTGTATCCAGCAACGTAGAAGTGACGATCACTTACGTTAGCAGAATAAGGGTCAACATAAACCTTGATGCGACCGTTAAGGGTTCCAGCAAGGGTGCTGCTGTTGTCATCTGGAAGCAGGTTAGTGTTACCAGATAGGGCAGGGGTGTAGTCGAGAACGCCAGCCATTGACAGAGCAGAAGCAACGTCAGCAGAGCAAATCAATATGTTGCCCTTTCCGCGACGAGTTTCGTGCCCGATTGCGTTCATATCTCTTTCGATGTTGAAGAGAAGACCTTTGAACTTCTCTACAGACCATCTACCGTTAGAGTCAACGTCTAGGTCGAAGATTCCAGCGGTTGCAGTGTTGCTCTGAGCACCTGGTCTAGCGACCTTGTATACAGTACGAACAACTTCACGGTTGATCTCAGCAAGAACCTCTGTTGAGAGGATGTTTGCTAGCTCGGACTCAGCATCCAAACCGTGAACTGCCTTGAGGTCTTGAGCAAGTTCTAAACTGTACTCAGCCTTTAACGCACGAGATTTCGCAGTAACTGTTACTTTCTCGATGCTGAAGTTCATCTCAGCGAAAGCGTTAGAGCCAGTTCCGAGGGTTTCTGCCTCGTCTGTTCTCATCGCTGTACCGTTGGTGTAAGTACCAGAGTCATTAAGAAGACCTGGGTTACTACCAGCTTGAGCTGAACCTTGTGAACCGAATCCACTGGTCTGAGCTGCGTCAGTACCAGAGAACTGTGAGTCTGCTTCGTTGAAGAATGCTTCTGTTCCAGCAGTACGGTTTGTACCGTAGCGTGAACGCATTGCGAAGATAAGACCAGTAGGACCTGTCATAGGCTGAACACCAGCGATGTCATAAGCAATTAGCTTAGGCATACTACGGCGAATCAGGCTAATAAGAACTGGGTCGAAACCAGCACTAGGACCTGTGGCGGTTGAGGATGCACTGAAACCAGCGACTCCACCTGCTGTGGATGCTGTGCTTACTGTTGGTGCTGCCTCAGTAAGAACTCCTGCTTCTTCTCTCAGGAATTTCTCTTGGTTTTCTAACAGGACTGCGGTTACCGCTTTCTTGTAATTGTCTTTAATGGAATCAAGACCCTCACAATCAAGAACGGGGTTCCACTTTTCCTGCAACTGTTCAGAATTGAACATTGCTATTTTCTCCTTGGAAATAATGGTTTGTTAATTAGTCAATTAGTCGTCTAGGCTTTGAAACGCTTCAGAGCATCTACGTAACGTGACATAGACTCTGTGATTTCGCTGTCCACAACTGGTTGTACGTCTTCTGCAACGGTTTCTGTACCTTTCTCAGACTTACGTGAGAAGTACGACTCTTTAAGAGTTTCAACCTTCTTGCGGAACGACTCTTCATCTTCAAACTCAACACCTTCTGCAAGACCTGCTAGCTTCTCCTTCTCAGTTGAAGCGAGTCCTTCAGAAATTTCGCTCACGATCCCATTCTTAACGTAACCTGCAACCTGATGGTTCAGACCAACGTTCTTTTCAATTTGCTCATTGAGTTTTGCTTCCATTGAATCTAGTTCTGATGCCATTTTTTCAATGATATCAGTCTTTTCTTCGGGAACCTCAATATGGTTCTCGACGAATACTTTTTTAAGGCCAGCAACAACAGACTCAGCAATCTCTGCTTTGAGACCACTTTCTATTGCAAGTTTGTTGTCATCGATCCATCCCTGAACTGCGTAGGTGAGATACTCATCTACTTTCTCAGCTAGTTCGGTCTTAACGCCTTCTACTTCCTCTGCCAAGGTCTTGCCGTACTCTTCGTGTACTTTCTCAAGCTCCTCGTTGAGTCTGGAGACAACTGCTGCTTCAAAGATAGTAGCTGCTTTCTCTTTAAACTCTTCGGAAAGTTCTTCTCCTTCTGTTAATGCTGCAACATCTTGAGATACATCAATCTCAATTAACTGCTCACCTTCAGCATTCTCTGCTTCCACAGACTCAGCCTTCTTGCTGCTTGCAGCAGATGGTTTGTTCTTAGGTGCAGACGCTTGTGTCTGACTAGGTGTCTTGAGTTTGTTGCTATCGTCATCAGGCTTACTGTTCTGAGGTGTAGGTCCACCTAGAACTTCGACTGATCCGAGTGAAGAACCATCAGCAACGGCACCGTCGAACTTAGCTTCGGTGACCTCTTGGGTTTGTTCTTCAGATGCCTTTACTGTTTCATCCGACATTAGTTTGTCTCCGTTAATAAATTTCTTACTGGATTTAATCTAAAAAATATTTATAATCTAAAGAGAGTTTAAGAAATTCTCAAACGCGGAGATTTTCATCTCTTCGATTACTTTTTTATTTGGAGCGTTATCAAATTGATGCTCCAAAGCGCGGAGTTCACGTTCTTTCAGGATATTTCCTTCCCAAACCCACTCCTTTCCTTCCATAATGCCTTCGACAAAAGCGTCTGGGGCACTGGGATCTGCCACTATATCGGCAGCGGTGGCAAGCATAAAGTCATCAGCGACAACATTTACACCTTCTTTGTTAACTTTAAGGGATCCAATTCCGCGAGATGATACCCCTAACTTAACTCCTTCACCTAACAGAGACCTTGCTATGTTACCCATTGGGGTATCTAAGATCCTTGCTCTACCCTTGAAGTTACTACCTTCTTGGACTAATGAAGTTATTAAATGTGAAACTCTATCAAGGTTAACAGTTGGACCGTCAGGATGACCTAACTCTCCAAGTGCTCTGCCAGACTTGATAAAATTCTCATTGTATTTATCAACTTCTCT